CTGAGGAATATAACCTTCTTTCATAAATTATTAAATATCTAAATCGTTGTGACTGTGGATTTGTTTTCTAAACGTTTCATCTGTAAGGTACAAATGAATTGCGCGATCGGCAAGTTTTTGAAACGAAAATTTGTGACGAACGCAAGAAACTTTAAATTCGTCAAATAAGTCACTTTGGATTTTTACACTCGTAAGTGTCATGTCCTTTTTACTCATAACATTGTTTTTAATTAATATAACATATATAAATATATTAAGATAGTCCCCTATCGCATAGATGTGCATTGCCTTTAAAAGGACAGTACGTACAGTTATACTTTGAGGGATTCTTTAACTGAGGTCCGGTATTATAAGATCCGTCCTTAGTAAAAGCCATCTCGATAAATTCATGGATTGCTTTAGTTGCTTTATTAAGCTTTATTTTACCAGAAGCAGGTACGTGGATTTGTACTCTGGGGTCTGGAAAGTCAGGGTTACCGTGCAATTTTCTTTTAACAATGAAATATTCAATATCAATGTTATCAATTGGAAACCCATATTGTTCACTAAAGAACTTTTTGTAAAGAATTAACTGCATCATTTTTACTTCGTCAGTCTTTTCTTTATCTCTCCAACCGCGAGTTGAAGTTTTAATGTCTATAATTTTGATTTTGTTAGATGTTTCGTCGTACAAAACAACATCTAAAAATCCTTTATAGAATAAGTTTTTGTAAATCGGATTAGGTTGAAGAATAATAGGTACTTCAATACCTACTAACCACCACCCTCGCTTACTAAAATATTTACCTTTATTTCGTTTAAACCAAGAAAGAATAGCTAAACCATCCTCATAAAACTCTCTTAGTTCTTCTGGGGATGAGAAATGTTCTTTTTTATTTCGCTCGTAATCAGCTTTATATCCTTCTCTAAGTTTTTGCTCGAATTGTTCCTCTAAATTAATTTGGTCAGCAGCGGTTTTACTTACGTTATAAAACGCAGTCAAATAGTCTTGCATAACCGCGTGTATAGCGGTACCAAACGTCATATGAATCGATACTTCCGACGTATAATGCCCATCTCGATATTGGAGCGCCCACTTGTGTGGGCAGCTCTCAAACATCGAGAATTGACTAAATGAAATCTGTTTTTGAAATCGATAATCAACGTCTGGGGGCGTGTGTTGTTGAACCTCCTTAATTATAGAAGGTATTTTCTTTTTAGCCATGTGTTTTTATATAACAGGATCTAATTGGGGTTCAATATTATTTTCAGGTATGGATATAAAATGACGTTTTAAATTACCTGGTCTATAATAAAGTTCTTCGAACCACCATCCTGGATGGGCATGTTTTTCTTTGTAATATATAGTACAATTAATGTGCATCAAATCTATAATATTTGCTAATCCACTTTCTGAGACGTAAGTGTGTTGAGCATTTTTCATAGCAACTAAATCTTGATAAAGTCCGTTTTTACCAATTAAATTAATTGCTCTTGAAGGAACATAATTACTAATCATATAATGTCCCCATTCTCGTTTACCACAGTCATTATATATTTTTTTCTGCTCTGCGGTTTGTAAAAATGGAAGATTTAAAACAATATCACTTGTACTACCTTCTTTTCCTTCTACATTAATAACATAATCTAAATCAACTCCTAAACCATATTCTTCAGCCATGTAATATGGGATCCAATTTTCTCTAGGATAATCTCTATACCCTAAATTCAAATATTCTCCTTTAATTCCAAAATCTGCTGGGTTAAATTTATAGGGTTGACCTCCTCTACTATAATCAGTTATATTATAGGGGATTTTAATAAGATTTTCTGTAAAAGGTTGCATCATGGTAAGTTCATTTATTCCTTTGCTCCAAGGAGCATCAGGAACAACAAACGTAATTTTTTCTCCAGTTTGTTTATAATACCAAGAAGCTATGGGCCATGTTAAAACAAAGTCACCCATTAAACCTGTACTAGTAAATATCATTTTTTATAATTTTCTATATAATCACTACAAACCCCTAATGTTGATGCTATAGGTTCTTTATTAAAAACCTCAGGCATTACTAAAATACCTCTATCAAATAAGGATGTAGACCAAATATACCCCTTAGATGTTAAAACTCCAAGGTCACTTTCATGCATAAAGTAATTTGCTTTAGTTCCATTTGGATCTAACTGATTTAATGTAGATAAAGCTTCCATATTTTTACAATGGATCCAAAGTTTAGAATAATTTTTATCTAATAATTCAAAAGGAAACTCATATTGAGGTTTATCGTGGCCTAATCTAAATTTTCCACTTTCTAACCATACATCAATTTCTACATCATATCCAGCTTGAAGAGCTTCAAAAATGTATTCTGGCTGGTTTTCTCGTTCAGGATTAGGACCTGAAATATTTCCGCGGTGTGATATCAGTATCATGTGTAAATGATTAAATTGTGATCGTTATCAAGCTCAAAATTATTTTTTAAAGCTAAAATTTCTTCCATAGTACGTCCTTTAACAGTTTCACCTCTAGGTGTCCATAATATACAAACATTTTCATGAACACGCCCGAATTTTAAATTACTTTGTAAAAAACTTATATTTAAATCTTTTAAATAATCATAATATAGATGTTCAGGACTTATATATTTACCAGTATTCCAAAGATTAGTATAATTAAAATAAAATTGGGAAAATGTATTTATAAAGTTTTTATGGATAATAAAAAAATTATCACTAGCATGAGAAGCTCCTAAGTGACTTAAATGATCTACATGGGGCCCAACAACAATAGTTTTATTAAGAGCTTGATTAATTGAATCTAAGTCTAATCTATTAGTAAAGAAAAAATCAGTACGAAACCTTATAATAAGGTCATATTCTACATTATTAAATGAAGAATACTCTTTAATTAAATTAAGTCCTCTATTTATTTTATACCACATATAAAGACTATTTCTAGTCCCATATTTAGGTTCTATGTCTAAAGCCTTTTGGTAGGCTGAATGATTTTGGATTAAATATTTAGTATTTTCGTTAAAGGATTCAATGTCTAATACTTTAGGTTTATATAATGAAATTAAATCAGTTTTATCTTGTTCAGGTAAATCCCATGTGCTTACAAAAACATCATAATCACCTAAAAATGATAATAATCTATCATTTATATTATTATAAGTTTCTTTAAAATAATCTAATTTACCAGTAATTAAAACTGCTATTTTCATTGATTATTAATTTTTAATAATCCAAAATCTGCGGCTATATGGATTAAAAATATTACTATTTTTATCTTCCCAATCATAATGATGATAGTCTCCGTTTAATTTACATTCACTAAATTTAGTAAATTTAACATTCTTTTCTTTTAAAATATTTTCAACATACGAAGTTGAGGGGGTACCAGCAGTTGCTTGTAAAGCCTGGTCACTACCAACTTCATTTCTAAAGTAAATTACGGGTTCAAAATTATCAAAAATAACAGTCTCAAAAAACATTAAATCACAATTATCAAGGCAATTAACTAAATGGTTTTTATGAAAATTAGTTAAATGATAAAATAAACCAAAATTTATTATAATATCCCATTTACCCCAAACCCAATAAGGGGTATCTAAATCACCTTGACTTACACTTATTTCAGGATAATCAATACGGATATTATTTACATTTTCAGGTCTCCCTTCAACACAATGGACTATAGCACCACGTTTTGCAAACTGAGCTCCTATATATCCATTAAAGGCTCCTAATTCTAAAATTCGTTTTCCAATAAAAAAATCTTCAGGATATTGTGAAAATATAAAATCTAATCTAGCATTTTGCCAATTAGTATGGTATGTACTCGGTTTCATTTATGATTTTCTAAATAATAGTTTAAATCTTCAGGAGTGCCTAATCCCCACATTCCTTTAACATCAAAGGTTCTAATTTGTTTACAATCTTCAACTGCTTGATTAAATACAGGACAAACATAAAATTCGTTATTTACACGAATATCCTTTTTAATCATCTGTTCTGCGTATTTAACAAAATCCGAACCGTGCTTCCAATAGTAATATCCCACAGTTGCAATGTCTGAAATAGGATTTTTTTCTGCTACTTCAGTTACTAACCCGTTTTTATCTACTTTAGCAAATGACCATTTAGGGTGAGTGGCTCTAAAAGTAACAATACCTCCGTCAGTTTGGGTTTCATTCATTTTATACATGAACTCATTTGAATCCCATTCTACAAATTGATCTGAGTTAGCAAAAAATAAGGGTTGATTATTATTAATGTATTCTTTAGCCATTAATGCTGTAACAGCTGCACCTTCAGTAACACCATCCACTTCTACAATTTTACAATCTGGAGTAATAAGATTAAGTAGGGTGTCTAGATTGTATTTTTGTCTATGAGATTTTTGAACTATGTAAATATAGTTAGCTTTAATGTTAAGGTTTTCAACTACAACCTGGATCATAGGTTTACCTTTAACATCAATAAGAGGTTTAGGGAACGTATAGCCAGCTTGTTCAAATCTAGAACCAGCACCTGCCATAGGAATTAATACATTTAAATTTTCATCTCTCCAAGCAGGTGATTTCATAACATATCCTTTTTCAATTTCTATTAATTTATTAAAAATATTTGTGTAAGTAACTTCTTTTGGATTTTTTACTCTTAAAATATGTGATTTACTTCTTGAAGCGGCAAGTAACCCATAAGGTGAATCTTCTATAATAAGTGTTTCTTCTGGGAGGTAACTCATTGTTGAAATAGCTTTCCAGTACATTTCAGGGTGGGGTTTACTGTTTTTAACATCCTCATTAGAAATAATTAAATCCATAAATTCTATTATTCCTAATTTAGAAAGTACAGTCAACACTGTCTTACGAATTGAGTTAGAACATACTGCTAACTTATACCCATCTTCTACTAAGGCAGACATTACTGATTGTAAAGTTTGGTTAGGTTTAAGAGCACGAAGTTCTTCTAAGGTATATTTTTGTTTATTTTCCCAAATATCTTTAAAACGTTCTTTAGGTAATCCCTTACGCTCGTGAAGCATTTCTAATTTTTGATTGGTTTTTAAACCATCATAAATAGAAAGATGTTCGTTCCAGTCGATAGCATATTCACCTAGTGCTTTATTTAAAGCATTAAAATGAATATTTTTTGCTTCGACTAGAACTCCATCTAGATCAAAAATAACTAATTTTATCATTTCCACTTATCCTTCATAACTAACTGGGCTATAATCCCGTAGTTGGAGATGTCAATAAAACTATCAATCATTGCTTCTCCTTTAACGTAATTTTTACCATTACGTTGAAGCATATTTTTTAAACGATTGATTTTATCATTGCAACGAAGCCAAATACCTGTAATAGATAGATTAATATCTTCTTCTTTTTCTAGGGTAGAACCTAGAGCAATGTTTTGAAGACCATAATCCATCATTTTGCTAGCAAACAATTCATATTGTTCTTTTTGAATTTGTTGAAATTCGTATGCTAATTCAGGGTATGTTTTTTCGAAATCTGTAACTGCTTTTGAATTGCCGTAACCTACTTGTTCTTCCATTTATATAGTTTTTACTAGTTTATCTAGTTCTTTTTGTTCGATTCCCATTTCCCACAAAATATTTCGAACACCTGGTTCTCGGATTATATCAATGTAGTGATCAGCTTCACCTAAACTACATTCATAATATTTTGCTATATATTCAGCAACATGTTGTGGTCTTTGTTTTTTACTTGGTTTGACATACTTTAGCCAAACTTTTTTCTTTGGGATCATTTCTCGATAAATGGTATAAATCTGTTTCTTATTCTGTGGGCTTATCTTTTGAACATAATTTACGAGTTCTACGTAATTTATATCCATCGATAAATATCTATGAACCATATAAGAATTAAATGAATCCCATGACTCTTCGGTAAAATTAGCCGAAGGAGTCTTTTTGACTGTTATTTCTTCTAACCAATCAAATAGCGTCTTCGTAGTCGTCTTTGATGTCACCTGGTAGAGTTTCTTTTAGAATGCGTCCTGTTTTAACATCGTAAAATACGGGGATAGGAATAAGTGCATCTTGTGCAGTACCTACAGCAAAGCGTGATGCTTTACGCAAGATAATACCTTCAGCAACTACGTAATTCCCATCTGGGGTTTCTACTTTTTCTGTGTTTTTAAGGTCGATGTTAAGTTTAAGGTCTTGGTTTTGATTCATGAGTTTTCGTTTTTGTGTTTAATCCAATCAATATAGAAGCCGAGTGCTACTATAATATTCATTCCAAATGATGCTATAATTTCATGTATATCCTCATAAACATTAGTAGTCAAATGAACATGTCCAACCATCCAAAATGGTATTGACAAATTACCTGAAATCCAAGTTAAAGTATACTTAATGAAAGGTTTCACAAAATTTGAATAATTTTAGCTATACAAGCCATAATATTGATTTCTTTATCAATTCTAAAATTAGAATGGTATTGATATTCTTCAATAATAATTGTTATCATGCCCTCGTTCCCTCCAGCATATGCTGAAGCGTTCTCGTAAAGTGCTTTAAATAATTCATCATAATCATTAATGTTAGAATCAGCAATTATCTGGCGAATATTTTTCCAGTTTTTATCGGTTCTAAGCTCGTTTATAACTTGCTCAACATAATTGTTTGATACAAGTATTGATTTATCTAGTTTAAGTGTGTTATTAATAGTAGATAACTGTGCTGTACCTAAAATTTTACGAATATCTGGGTAGTATTGTTTAACAATAGTACCTAGTGCTTCTTTATCCCAAGTAATATTTTCTTGATCTAAAATACCTGCTATGTGACGAGCAACATCCTTCATAGAAGGTGGTACAATTTTGAGTACCTGACAACGTGATTGAAGGGGATCAATAATACGCTCTACATAGTTACAGGTTAAAATAAAACGTGTACTACGTGAGAATGTCTCGATTACATTACGAAGTGATGCTTGGGCTTGGATTGTTAAAAAATCCGCTTCATCCAAGATAATAACTTTAAGAGGCTTGAAAGACGCCGACGAAGCAAAGCCAGAAACTTTATCCCTAATAGTCTCAATACCGCGCTCATCTGAAGCGTTGATGTAAAGATAATCACACTCCAGATTATTAACAATAAGCTTAGCAAGAGTAGTCTTGCCGGTTCCTGGTCCACCATAGAAGATAAGATTTTGTATGTCGTTCTGTTCTAAATATTTAGCTATAGTAGCTTTGATATTTTCATTACCTACATATTCATCTAAACTTTTAGAGCGATATTTTTCAACTAACAGAGTATGTTCTTTATTCGAAGTCACCATATAGGTCGTATTTCTTAGGTTCCGGTTTTGGTATTTCCATTTCCTCGGTTGTAATAATATACAACTTTCCCTTTAAAGGTTCAAGCCTAAACGCCTGGGGTTTATTAGTTGCTTGTTGATACCAAGCATTTAATACCTCAGTTAACGAATCATAAACTTTCTCACCGTTGAGGAGTTTCCACCTGTCACCAGGTGGAACTCGCTCAGCGATTTGAATGTTTTTTTCTACTTGTTGAGTATCCATTAGAACATACCCCCCATCCCAGCCATTGGGTCAGATTGTTTTTTATCCTCGGGACTATCAACTACAACACACTCTGTAAGCAATATTGTCCCTGCTACTGAAGCTGCGTTTTCAAGTGCAGTTCGAGTTACTTTAGCGGGGTCAATAATACCTGCTTCTTTCATGTTTACAATTGTTTCTTCTTTGATGTTGTAACCTAACCAGGTATTAGAAGAATCAAGTTGTAGACCTACCATTTGTGCTTCTGTAGAGCTAAATCCAGCGTTTACAAGAATTTGTTCAAATGGTTTACCACAAGCTTTCCAAACAATCTCTGCTCCAATATTTGAGCGATTGATTGCTTCACGAGCGTAGATAAGAGCGGCACCACCACCAGGTACAATACCTTCTTCGATAGCTGCTTTAGTTGCGTAAAGAGCATCTTCTACGCGGTCTTTCTTTTCTTTAATTTCTGTTTCGGTATTTCCTCCAACGTGTACGATAGCTACTCCTCCCACGAATTTCGCGAGCCTTTCTTGGAGTTTTTCTTGTTCGAAAGGGGTTTTTGCTTTTTCGATTTGCTGTTGAAGCTCTTCAATACGTGCTTGTATTGACTCAGATTCTCCTCTTCCATCTATAATGGTTGTTTGATCTTTTGTTATTGTTACACTACGGGCGGAACCAAACCAATCCCAACTGAATTTGTCAAGTCGCATACCCTTATCGGTGCTAAATACCTGACCTCCTGTTAGAATTGCAATATCGTCCAAGATCAATTTACGGCGATCACCAAAGTCAGGAGCTTTAACAGCTGCAACTTTAATTGTAC